GACAAATTTTAATTGCTACTGTTAAAAATGGAAATACTTTTTCATGGGATCCAATAGCTTCAAATGCAAGTGCTTTGACCACTAGAGCTACAGTAGTCTCTGGAGCACCAACTGCATCAATGATGTCAATAGTTTCTGAAAGAGACAGGCATTTGTTTATGCTTGGAACAGAGACAACTATCGGAAACGCAGATACTCAAGATAAAATGTTTATTAGATTTTCTGATCAAGAAGATATAACAAGTTATGCCCCAACATCTATTAACACTGCAGGAACTTTGCGACTAGATTCTGGTACAAAAATTGTGGGAGCGGTGCCTGGAAAAGATTACATATTGATATTAACAAATACCTCAGCTTACGCTGTTCAATTTGTAGGACCACCTTTTACATTCTCAATACAACAAGTTGGTTCTAATTGTGGAGCCATAGGTCAAAATTCAATTAGATATGTAGATGGTAAAGTGTATTGGATGGGTTTAGCTGGAGGCTTCTTTTTATATGATGGTACAGTAAAAAGTTTACCTTGTTTAGTTGAAGATTTTGTTTTTACAAACAAGGGTGATAATTTAGGCATTCAATATAATTCTGGTGAATTAGTTTATGCAGGTTTAAATACTTTGTATTCAGAGATTAATTGGTTTTATCCTAAATCTGGCTCAGATGCTATTGATAGAGTTGTAACTTACAACTACGATGAGAATACTTGGACAACAGGAACATTGGCTCGAACCACTTGGGTAAACTCCAGTTTGTTCGAAGTTCCTTACGCTACAGAATTTACTTCAACAGGCACCGGAACTTTTCCAACAGTTCAAGGTGTAACAAGTGCTAACGGATCAACAATTTACTACGCGCACGAAATTGGTAATAATCAAGTTGATTCTTCTGGAGCTAAAACAGCAATTACATCATTTATTCAATCCGGTTCTTTTGATTTAGACACTGAGGGTAATGGTCAATTTTTTATGTCTATGAGAAGATTTGTTCCTGATTTTAAATTAATTTCTGGAAATGCACAAATAACAATTAACCTTACAGACTTTCCAACGGACACCGCAACCTCATCTCCTTTGGGACCGTTTACAATCACCAGCAGCACTGATAAAGTAGATACCCGTGCTAGATCTAGATTTGCAAGTTTAAAAGTAGCAAATACATCAGTAGATGAGAGTTGGAGATATGGCACTTTTAGGGCAGACATACAACCTGATGGACAAAGATAATGAGTTTACAAGACGAATATTTAGCTGAGTATTTGAACAATCCTGCTCTTCAAGCAAAGTATGGTAGTTACCCAGAATATAGAAACTTTAAAGTATTACAATCACAATTAGCACAAGCACAAATAGATAACCAAGTTGGAATTCAACCAATTTATCAAAATGCTTTGACTAGTAATATTGTAAAATCAAGCAAGAATTATATAAAAAATAAATTATTTGAAAAAGTATCTGGCTTTCAACCACCAACCTTTTCAATGATGGCAGCTATGTTGCCAAAAGAAGATCCTGTCATAACTCAATCAAGAGATTATTATTCTGGGTTATATGGTCTTGATCCAGTAGGTCGTATTCAACAAGGTGAACTTATGGAAGGATATAGTCCTATTTCTGGAGGTGGATTGTATACTTTGACTGGTGGTAAGTTTGGTGAAGCACCAACTGTTGGATTAGATAAAGCTTATCAAAAAAGAATAGATAAAAGAACTAGTCCAAAAACTTTAGAAAGAATATCAAAATTACCTCAAGAAAGACAAGATGCTTTCTTTGAAAAAACAAAGGCATTACAAGATGCACAAGCAGCAGATAATAAAGTTATGCAACAAATAAGATTAGCTAATGCTACAAAACAACAAAAACAAACAATAAAAGATTTTAAAAATCAAAAAATTAATGCTAATTTGCCTGCACAACCTACTTACACTGGTGGAGGAGGTCAAGACAGAACTTACGTAGGCGGAGGAGCATCTCTTCAAGATGCAGGAGGCACAGCTCCTGACGGAGGTTACGCTACAGATTATTATGGCTAAAATTAATATTTATATTCCTGAACCGAAAGACACTTATGAACCTTCAAATTTTAGGCAGATAATAGAAGCATTAACAACTTTAAAAACTCAATTAAATTTTTCTTTTCAGTTTGATATTAAGGAAGAACAAGATAGTTTTAACTGGTTCATGTCATGACAATACAATATAAAAATCAAGGTATAAATTTAAATTCAACTGGCACGATAAGTGTTTTAAGTTGTCCTTCAAATGCAACTATTCTTATTAAACAAATTCAAGTAAACAATGGTTCATCTAGTGGAGTAAATTTAAATGTTCAAGTTACAGACGACTCAGCTAGTGCAACTTTTAGAATTTTTAATGAGTCAATAACTGGTGCTGCAACTAAAGATATAATTAATCATACTTTAGTGCTAGAGGCGAGTGATATACTCAAAATGACTGCGGGGACTGCAGATGAAATACAAGGCATAGTTTCTTATGCACTTTTAGATAGATCACAACAGAATGGCTAGGGTTAAGTTTATACATTTTGTACCAAGACCTAAACCAAGAAAGAGACCTAGAAGACATAAAAAAAGACTTTCAAAAGGAGAGAAAAGAGATTATAAGAAATATAACCGACAAGGACGATAATTATGAGTGATGAGTTACCAAGAATACCAGCAGAAGCTAAGGAAGTAATCAAGCATAAAAAGACAGGACAGGTTTACGAATCTAAAGCCGCTTTTGATGCAGACGTAGCAGATCCAAATACGGACACTACTGAAGATGATTTTTCTCAACATGTAGAAATTACAGTTGCAAAACTTACTTTGTTTGGTAGCACAAAAGAATAATGCAACCCAGAGGTGGAACGGAATTACAACTTGAGATGTTGTACAAGCATTGTGATAATGCATTATTAGATCAAGTACAAATATGTACTTCTATACCATACAAGGTTCCTTTAGACTCAAATAAATTAAACATTTTGTGGCAAAAAAATTCTTACGATCAACCAAACCTTTTTGATTTTTTTAACAATCCTATTAATCACAATAAATATGATTGGTATATATTTAACTCACATTGGAACTATGAAAAGTTTAGACACTATTTTAAAATACCTACCGAAAGAAGTATGGTTATTAAAAATGGTTGTTATCATTTTCCAAAGAGAAAAGTTTATAAAAAAGGCGACCCAATAAAATTAATATATCATTCTACTCCATGGAGAGGTTTGAGTGTAATTTTAGGGGCAATGCAATACATAAAAAATCCAAATGTAACTCTTGATGTTTATTCAAGTACAAAAATATATGGAGAAGAATTTCATAAAGAAAACGAACATTTGTATAAACCTTTATTTGAACAAGCCGAATATTTAAAGAATGTAAATTACATAGGATACAAGCCACATGAATATATATTAGAAAGAATTACAGATTATCAGATGTGGACACACCCAAGTGTATTTGAAGAAACATTTGGTATTGGTGCTCTAGAAGCAATGAGTTCTGGATTGTATTTAATAACAACAAATTTTGGAGCTTTGTTTGAAACTTGTTCAGAATGGCCTATTTATGTAAATTATACAAATAATCTTGAAGCTTTAGCTCAAAGGTTTGCGCATGCTATAGATATGGCATGTGACTCATTACATGAGGATTACATACAAGAACATATTGAAGAACAACAAAAGTTTGCTAAAAGATTTTATTCGTGGGAAAAGAAAGGAAAAGAATGGGAAACATTTTTGAAAGGAGCTTTACATGAGCGACAACCCACAAGGTTATGATCACGAGGCGGTAAGAAAACCAATTTGGAAAGAAAAACCTGAAGACCAAACTAAAGTTTATACAAACGAAGATACTTATCAAACTATAAAAGAAGCTAGAAATACAACAAATGAACATGGTGATTTACATTTGTTTGTGGCCACACCTTGTCATTCAGAGGTATCAATGCATTATGTGAATGCTATAATTAGCTTAACAAAAGCATGTCATAAAAGAAATATACCTATAGAGTTTTCATTAATTAAATCTTCATTAGTTACACAGGGACGTAACTTATGTGTATCAGGTTTTTTAGACTCAAAAGCTTCACACTTGCTTTTTATAGATTCTGACATATTTATAAATTCATCTACTATATTTAAAATGGTTAAAGCGGATAAAGACGTAATTTCTGTGCCATATCCTCTAAAAGCTTTTTTGTGGGATAAGTCATTACAACAAGTTAAAGAGGGCTTAATAAAAACACCTGAGCAATTAGCACAAGCTGGTAATACTTATCCAATGAGAGTTCCAGATAAAAAAGATATTCAAATAAATAATGGTGTCATAGAAGTGACTCATAGCCCAACAGGTGCAATGCTAATCAAAAGATCAGTTTTTGAAAAAATGATCAAAGCCTATCCTGATAAAGAAATAAGACAGAACACCGTGATAAATAGCCAATTAATAACAAAAAAGAATATGTGGAACTTTTTTGATACGATACATGACCCAATAGATAAGTCATATTTAGGAGAGGATTTTGGTTTTTGTAGGCTTTGGAAAGACATAGGAGGCAAGTGCCATGCTTATGTGCTGGATGAAATCACACACGTAGGAGAGCATCAATATATAGGTAAATTCGCTGATGAGTTGATAAAGATTAAGTAAAATGGTATCATTACAAACTTAGATCTAAAAGGAGAATACAAAGAATGCTTAATCTATTACCTTACGCTTTAGCCGCTTATGGAGGATATCAAGGATATCGAGGAGCAAAAGAATCTGGAGCATCAGGAATTGGAAGATTATTAGGAACAGCTGCGGGGGCTTATACTGGTTACTCTTTAGGAACAATGGTTCCAGGTGTTCAAGGCTCTGGTTTTGTTCCATTTAGACAAACTGATTTTGCAAAACAAATAGGTATGGGTCAAAAACCATTACCTACGAACTTATCGATGGATATGAAAGGTGGTGCGAGCTACTCAGATCAATTAAAAGTAATTCAAGATAATAAAAGTAAAGGGAACATAGTAGATGTATTATTTAGAAAATCACCAGGTGGTGATATTGATCCACTTAAACTAGCGTTATCAACAGCTGGATTAACATATGCTTCAGGAGCTTTTGAACAAGGTCCAACAGACATTTATATGCCAGGATACAATATGGGTTATCTTGAACTTCAAAGACAAAGAGGTAATTTTAAATACATTGACCCGGAAACCGGACAAGAGAAAGAGTATCAATCAGTTTACGCACCTGAGCAGCAAGGTCTAGGAGACAGAAGAATTGGTCCGTATTCTATGGATGTTCAAAGATTAAATACAGGTGGCCTTGCACAAATAAAAAAATTTAATTCAGGAGGTATAAATTATTTACCTTCAAAAGTTTCACATGATGAAAATGATTCTAACAACTACGTAAGAGCAAGTGGTTATGTAGAAGACGGTTCTGGAGCAGGAGATAAAGACGAGGATACGATGTTAGCTCAATTAGCAGACGGAGAGTTTGTAACAAGAGCAGATGGTGTATTAGGTGCTGGTATCATAGCTGGAGGAAATCCAAATAGCATTAAAGATATGAGAGAAAAAGGTGCCCAATACTTTTATGAACAACAAAGAAGATACAAACGTGTATTTGATTTATTAAAGGAAAGTAATGGCAACAGTAAGCAAAAAGAAAATTAAACCTCTTGTAAACGTTTTACCAATAGAGCCTAAAGACATAGAAAGGTTTTGGCCTTTGTGTGAATTCATGGTTGCTGAAGCTTTAGCATTTTCTGGTAAATACGCAGATCCTGAATTTATTTTTAGAGAATTAAAAAAAGATGTTATGCAATGTTGGATTATGTTTGGTTCTGATGAAACAGAAGAAAACAAAGTATTTGGTGTTTGCATAGGGCGTATAGCAGAATTACCAAATTATAGACAATACGAAATAGTTATATGCACAGGAAAAAGAAGAGAGTTTTGGGAAACACAATTAGTAAATCAAATAACAGAATTTGCAAAACATAACACGTGTAAGAGATTAAGTATAATGGCAAGACCTGGTTGGGAGAGAGTATCAAAACAATGGGGTTGGAAAAAGAAACACGTACAATTAGAGAAATGGTTATAATATGAGTTTTTTTGGAGGAGGAAGATCATCGGCACCTAGCACACCATCGACACAAACATCGATTGTTAGAGAAGCCCCTGGTATAGAGGAAAGAAAAATTGAGTTGATGGATATAGCGAGACAGGTCGCTCAACAACCTGTTAATCTTCCTGATATTAAAGTTTCGCCTTTTACCACATTAGAACAACAAGGTTTAAGTGCAGCAGGAACTATTGGTGTTGGTGCTCCAACAACAACTGCGGGTATAGGTTCAATATTGAGTGCTCAACAGGCTGCTGGTCAAGGTCCAAACATATCACAATTTTTTAATCCATATCAAAGTTATGTTACTGATGAAATTTTAAGACAAGGTGCAGGCATGCAAAATCAATTAGCTGCTCAAGCCGTTAGATCAGGAGCATTTGGTGGGGGTAGAGAAGGTGTTCAACAAGCAGAATTACAAAATAGAATTTTAGGTGCTGTTGGAAGATCGCAACAAGCAGGTTTTGGTACTGCACTTGGGGCAGCACAAAGACAACAAGCACAAGAGATTGCTACAGATTTATCTGCAGCGCAAGCCTTAGGTGGAGCAGGTTTACAACAACAGCAAATGAGACAAGCTGATATAAATCAATTAATGGGTGCTGGTGGTGTACAAAGACAATTAGCACAATCAGTTTTAGATGCTCAAAGACAATCAACTTTACAACAACAATTTGAACCGTATCAAAGAGCAGAGTTCTTAGCAAACTTATATGCTGCTGGACCTAAAACACAATCAGGAGTTACGATGGGTACCACTCCAACAACAAGTCCATTAGCTCAGGCTGTAGGAACTGGAATAGGAGCATTCGCAGCTTATCAAGGTGCTAAACAGGGTTAGGAGAAGAAATGAACAAAGTTTTAAACAGACCTATGTTTAGACAGACGGCTTTAAGACAAGGGGCTTTAAAACCTATTCATGCACAAACTGGTGTAATGGTTGGAGCTCCAACTCAAGATATAAGAAATACTCGGTTTAGACCACCTGCAATAAATCAACAGGGTTTTTTTGGAAGACAAATTAGACCTAGAGCACAAAGATTTGCAAACGTTGCTGGTAAGGCTATAGCTGACGTAAAAAATTTTCCAACAAGCGCAGTCGGACAAGTCACTAGACCTAACGTAAGAATACCTTTTGGAATGGGAGGAGGAGTCGGTGGTTTAATAGCTGGTTCTGGATTATATCAGGGTGTTTCAAATGTAACTTCAAAATTAGGTTTTAAAGATGACAGCATGATCAAAGCTGGTTTGGATTTAGGTATATCTGGTTTACTTTTTATGAATCCTTATGCTAGAGCAGCAGGTTTAGCTTATGGTGGTTTTAATTTAGCAAGAAGTGCTTTGGGTGCAGGTGTTGATTATGTTGCGCAAAAACCTCCTGGCACTACAAAACAAGCGTTATCTATAGACAGAGGGGAACCAATATTTGAAGAGGGTGTGTTAGAGACTGGTATTAAAAATTTATTTACACCAGTTGAAGGATCTAAAAGAAGAAGAAGAGATCCAAGGCGTTTAGAAGCAATGAATCAAAGAATTCAAGAAAATATAGCAGCGCAAGAAGCAGCAGGATTTAAACCAAGAGTTAGCTCAAGAAGAGCTAATGTTGAAGAAAGAATGAAACAGCTTGGTCTAAAAAAAGACGAACAAGCAGTCACTGAAACTACAAATTCACAACTTGCTAAAGAAGGAGATCAAATAGCACAAAACGCAGTCGATGAAGGTGGAGCTGCTAATTTAAACGTAATACAAGAAGATGGAATAACAAACGAAACACAAACAGTAGAAGAAGCTAGAGAACAAGGGCAAGCTATAGGTGAACGTTTAGAA